TTCAAGCGCGATTTTAGCGTTTGCTAAAGCAGTTTCTTTAACGGCTTTGGCATCAGCGATTGCTTCTTTCAATAATTTTGAATTTGCCATCTTGTTTTTTCCTTAAATTTGTTTGTGAAGTTATTCTTGTAGGGAACTCCAATGTAATTATGTTGATTGTTCGGTCACACCTTATAAGAAGGGTATTCATTAATCAACTATGTCTTGTAATCTTATAATAAAAAATAAGATATTTGATAATATATATGTAAATTTTTTAGAAAACTAAAGAAAACTACTAAAATAGTTTGTTTTTTCTTATAGTTTCTTCTCTTTGTAACCTCTTTCTTTTGGAAGGTTTAATAAAATTCTTCCTTTCTCTAAGTTCTTCTATTTGTTTTATGGACTGAACTTTCTTTTTGTAATCTTTAATTGCCCATTCTATATTTCCACCTCTAACACTAACTACTAACATTTTTCTATTGTAAATTAACCAATTTATATTTTGTAGAGTATAATAAAGTTACAACCGCATCTATGTCGTTTTGTAACCAGCTCATTTGTAATTTTTCGTCTTTTCTTAATTTTGCAACCGCTTGACATAATTTTTCAAAATATGAAATTACATTTTTAATATCATTATTTGTATCTAAACCATTAACCGGTTGTAATTTAATTAATCCGTATTGTCCTTGATATGCTTCAACTAATCCATCCACCAATCCACCAATTGCATCGTAATATGCTCCCAATGCTAAATGTGCAGATAAAGAACCAACACCTCTTTGTCCTAAATGGAATGAATGTGCTTGCGTTCTACTATGTAATAATAATGATGCTAATTGTTCCATTATTTACAAGTTTTGCATTTTTCTTCTTGTAGGCCTAATCTTTCTGCCATTTGTTGTTCTGTAATTTCAGCAATTTCAAAGTATCTACCTAATACATGTCCCATATCTTCGTATAATGCTTCTAATCTTTGTTGTTGTGCAGATGCTTCTACTGCTTCTTTTTCAAATGCTGATTGGAACTTTTTTAATTCGGTCATATTTCTTTTAATAGTAACTCTATCAAACCAATCACCACCTTCTCTTAAAGTATATTCTTGTGCTGCGTCAGCTATACCACCCAATGTTTCTGCAACTTGTCTAATATCCGATTTTCTACTCATACCTTCTCTATGTTGTCCGTATGTAGATATAATTTCCAAAAAATGTCTTTTAATTTCGTTTGGAAGTTGTTGAAACTCTTCAGTTTCTTTTAGTAAATCTCTTAACTTTATCATCTTATTAGTTTAATTCTATTATAATTTCTCTCATCAAATCTTGTGATTTACACCACTTACCACATTCCTCTGCTATTTTTGCCCATTGTTTTGACTCCTGTAATGGTGCCATAAATGCTCCATGTGTAGAAGGATTAGAAACAAAGTCCCATCCAACTAATTCAAAATCTTCAGATACCATTACAGTACCATCTGGTAATTCTTTTACTGAACCCAATCCTCTAGATGAAATACCTAAACGAATGTTGTTCTTTAATAACTCTTTTAAAATGTTTCCTGATGGTGTTGAAAGTATTTCTACTACTCCACATACATCATCACCTTCCCAATAGATTTCTCTAATGTTATGTGATACATTCTTTAAGTTAATAACCGGAGAATCTGGATGGTCTAATTCACCCAATGCTCTACGTTCTTTAATAAGTTGTTGATACTTTTGACACTCTCTCTCCAATATTTGTTTAGGATATCTTCTATTATTTTGATTAGGTGCACCTGCTCTTTGTAAGATACCCTTAACCAAATAAGTTCCATTTTCTTCTTGTTGAAGTTTTGCTTCAAACAAATGGGTTTCTATCAATAATCCTTTATTCATTATTTCTTATTTCTCAATTTTGCTAAATCAGAAGCTTCGATTTCACCATCATGGTCTACATCCAATACATCTTGATTTCCAGGTAAGTCTTCGTTATATCCTCTTAATTTACCTTCGTTTTTAGCTTTGTAAGCTTTATCAATTGCAATAAAGAATTTAGCTTTAGCTTTTGGAGACATATCTTTCAATGTATTATGTGTTTTTGAAAGCATATGCTTAAAAAACTTTTCATAATCATCGGTTTGTTCGTCTATTACTTCTTTTATCAATTGTTTTAATTCTTCTATTTTCATATTATTCTGATATTTGTCTAATTTTTTGGTCTAATTTTAATAATCTCTCTTGTATACTATAAATATGACTATTTGTCCTTTTCCAGTAAGATTTGTTACTAACACCACTTTCATTCTTAATCTTACCATACCAATTAAGAAATCTTTCCATTTCTCTTAATTGTTTATTGATATTAGATATACCTCTACCAATTTTAGATTGTGCGGTTGATTCATCTTGTTTTAATGCCAACCATCTATTTTCGTTAACTGGAGTATATCCCGTAAGGTCTGCTTGTCTTTTGGCTTTTTTCTTTTCACCACCCTTTTTGGAAAATGCATATGGAGTATTATATCCATCTACATTACCAGTCACATTCATCTCTTTAACTAGTTTACGAATATGCTCTTTTAATCTAATTGCATAATCTTCTTTTTTATCAGGAAGGCCGGCATGCTTTGTTGATGCAAATTCTTTACTATCTTTTGCAGTCATACCATCTGCTGCTTTTGCAACTTCTTTAGATGGTGCTTCCATGTCTCCTTTTTGTACTGCATGAACCATACCCATAAATCGTTGTTGTGCTTTAGATACTGCTGGCATTTTTTAAATTTATTATGCTAATAGATATGCGTTGCCAGAAGTTACTGTAATACTTCTAACATAACAAGGAACTGGTTCCCCCATTGCTAGGTGTTCTAATTTTAAAGTAGTGTGATTGTTTGTTTGTGCAATTGTACCACTTAGATTATTATCAATAACACCTTCTAATGTTATTGAACCCGAACAAATTGCGGAACCTCTCATTACTCCCCATGCTCTTTCTAAAGAACCGGATTGTCCTGCTGTATATTCTTTTGCGTTAAATATTCTATAATTTGTCATTTTTTATTTTTTGATTGATTCTTTTAATTCGTTTAATAATTCATATGTCATCATCATTGCCGATAAATGTTGTTCTTTAATCTTTTTAACAGATTTTATTTTTCTAATATTTGCAATTGTTTCTGCTAATTTGATTTTTGTAACTTTGTCAGAAATTTTAGAACCAACTTCTTTTAATCCTTCTACCAATTTAGTTACTTCGGTTGAAACATATTCACTTAATTTACCAGTATTATTGATATTGTTAATATATTCTCTCAATAAACCTTTTTGGTCATTTGTAAGATTACTATATTTGTTATTAAATGATTCAACTAATAATTTATAAGAAACCGTTCTTAAATCATCATCTTGTTTTCTATATTCTTCTAAAACTGCATCTTTAATTTTTATTTCTTTATTTTGAATAGAAGAATTGATAATATTTTCTGCAATTGTAAATCTAGAACTAACTACATCCGTTGGGTCGTATTGTTCATCAGTAATAACTGTTTCAAATATTTTATAAATACTTGCTAATGTTTTATAATGAGAAATTGGAGATTTAATAAACTCATCTAAATTATAAGTTTCTTTAATTTCTTTAATTAAATTATATTTTTCTTTTGTAAGTTTTTTCTCATCCAATCTTTTACGAGCTTCTAATATCGTATTGATAAATTGTTCAGCTTTTGATTCTGAATTATATTTCTCATTTATCAAATATTGGTATAATTTTAATTCTTTTGATAATTCTTTTTTTGAATTAAAATGTTCTTTTAAAATTTTCTCAGCTACTGAATTACTTGCTGACATAATATCAGATGTGATTTGTCTTACTAATAATTCAAATATGAACCCCGTATTTTTAAACTTTGAATGCTTTATTTTTTTCATTAAATTATACAATTATTCTGATATAAATATCTTTTATTATTGATTTATTACAAATTTTCGTTATCTTCCGTTAAAATTATCTTTTTATTACCATCCATATCTTTAAATATTTCTTGATAATTATTTCTTGGCTTGTATCTTACAGACCCCTCTTTTGCTTTAAGGGTTTTAATTCCTAATGGGTCTCTTCCTTCCGGGTGGTCATCTTTACCATATCTAACTGGGTCGGTTGGTCTTCCAATTTGTCCTTCCTCTGCTAATTCGGAATTTAATCTAGTCAATTCTTCCTCTACATTTGTTGGGCCATCGGTACCAGTTTCTTTTGCTGGGTCAATACCTTGCGTTTCAATTGAGGTTAAACGGAATGTTTGTTTTGTATCTTCTAATACTTGTAATGTAATTTCATCTTGCTCATCTTGTGCAAACTTCATAACCGAATTATACATCCATTCTTTAGAGAACATCTTTGTCATTTGCATTTGTTGAATCAATGCTACTTTAGAAGTATATAATTCAACTTGCTCTTGTTCATAAATTTTAGATGGTATTGTAAGTTCTAATGTGAAATCAGTTAATCTATCATCGGTAATACCTTGTGCGTATAAATGTATAATTGCTATTTTAGTTAATTCGGAAATCAATACTCTTTGTATTCTTTCAATTGTTTTTGCAAATCTAACATCTTGTGCTGCAAGTGTTGCTTTACCATTTACATCTCCTTCATATCCTAAGAATGCTTTTGGAATTTTCAATGCTGCCATTAACTTACCTTTTAAGTAGTTAATATCATCAATCATATTATATTCCAAACCTTTTAGGGTATCAATTGAAGTACCATTATCATTACCACGAACCGGCATGTAATAATCTTCAATAAGGTTTTGCATATTGTATTTCAAATTGTAATCTCCTGTTCTTTCGTCTACAAATGGAACTTTCTTTGAACCATTTATAATCTTTTGCATGTAGTTATCCACTTCGTTTGGTGGAATATTACCTACATCAATTTTAAATATTCTTTTTTCAGGAGCTCTCATCACTCTATGAATTAACATAGCATCTTCCATTAGCATCAATTGTTTCCAAACTCTTCTACCACCTTCAATCATAGATTTTCCGTAAGGTAAAAAGTTTGAATCTGAATTTAATCTAAAGTGAGCCATTTCATAGTTCTCAAATTCTTTCTTTGGAGTTTGACCATATCCACCCGATGGGTTTTGGTATGGTGCATATATAAATTTAACTCTTTGTGGATTTTCAATATCAAATCCTTCAACTCTACTAACTTCATATGTTGATAGTGGCATTGCATTTACAATACCTAATTTATCTGCAATTTCTAATTGTAAAAAGAAATCACCATATTTAACTAAATTTCTAGTCCAAGGCCATAAGTTAAATTCTACATTAATAATATCGTAAAATAAATTTTCTAATATTTGTTTTATTTCATCATCTTCATGATGTATCTTCAATACATTTCCTTGTTCGTTTCTAGCAGTACACTCATCCGAATATACATCCAATGCTGATGATAATATCGGGTCCATATCCATAGAATCGTAGTCTCTAAATAAGTCAATTCTAACTTGTTGATATGCCATTGAAGATTGTACCTGTCCTGTTCCATAGTTACTTACCTTCATTCTCATAAATCTATCAACTAGATTTGTGGTCATATTTTGCCACTCATCGGTATCAATGACTTTAACACCATCTTCCGTTTTACGGACAATAGTGTTTGTTGAAAATAATTTCTGTAACCTACTAAATATTGTTTTATCTGCCATTTTATATAATTCTATTTTTCTAAATATACGGAAAATATTTGGTATTACCAAACATTACCATTTCCTACAACTCCAATAATTTGCTTTTGTTCTTGGACCTGGATTATCACAATGCATTCTTGCTCTAAATGATTTTCTAGCAGCAGGGTTTGATTTTCTGATTTTCATTCCTTTTTGGCCGAAGTTTACTTTAATTATTTTTCCTGTTTTAGGATTTTTTACATATACTTTAAATTTTTTAACATCACCTTGCATTGGTTTACCTAATTGAACATCTCTACCTTGGTATTCTGCTTCAAACACACAATTACAATTTGCTTCATCTAATGTATTTTTGTAAGCTTTTAAAAATTTAATAAAATCTTCAATTTCTTCTGGCTCAACATCCAATTCATCATAAGTATCATCGGATAATTCTTCATTTACTGGTACACAATTGGGTACTTGTTTACCACCCTTATCTTTCATACCAATTTGTTTATACCCTTTCCAACAAGGGGATTGTTCTTTTAACGGAATTAAATTAATCAGTCTCATATCATAATAGTTTCAATATATAAATATATAATTATCTCAATAACCAAGTTAAATTTTCAATATCACCCTTACCTACTTCCATTTCATATGGATTTTGTTTTAGATGTCCAGTTGATACAAATCCTGTATATTGATTTACTTGAGTTGAATTTAACATTGTCTTTGTTAAATCAATACCTTCTTGCTTCAAACGAAGTGCTGTATTACGAACCCAAAGTCCAATTGCAAGTGCCATAATAAGGTCATCATTATAACTTTTCATTGCTTCTGCTCTACCATTATTCCATATAAATGTAAACATCTCATCAATCAATCTTTGTGAACGAATCAGTATATCTTTACCAGTCATATATGTATCTAATGCTGAAATAATAAGTGGTCTTGTTTTAGATGTTGTAGAAAATCCGGCTACCATTTGTTTTTCATCTCTATAATATTTGTTAGACATCTGTTTTTCAACATCTATGTATTTCAAATCATTACTCATATAAAATAAGTTACCATATGCTCTATCAATAACTGCCTGAATAGTTGCCCACCCTACATTTGAGTTTTCAATTACTAAAAGTGCATTATTCCATTCAGTTGCTACTGCTACTAAAAAATATCCAAAATCTCTTGTTTCAATTTTTCCTCTATATTCTCCAACTTGCGAACTATCTTCAATATCAATAATTTGGAATGTGGAATAATCGGCTCCGTCACCTCTCGCGACATCGGCAACGACCATATATGCTCTATTATAATTTGGGTGTTCCCATTTCCAATAATTGCCGTCAAACCCTGCTTTTTCAATCGGGTCCATTACATAAGTGTCTTTGTACCATAAAAGTAATTGAGGGTCTATAACAGTGTCTCCTGACCCAACAAAGTCACAATCACACTCTTGTGATGCGCCCTTTGCACCCAATATACGAGTTTGCTCATCTCTCCATGCCTGATTTCTTTCTGGATGTACTGTCCAATGTAAATTAATACAATTAAATCCGTTTGCACCACTCTCACCTTCTACCCACATTTTATGGAACCAGTTACCCACACCATTTGGAGTAGATAATACAATTGCAGAACCACCCGTTGATAATGTAGATTGTGCTGATAACCAAATTTCATCGATATCTCTAATGAATGCAGCTTCATCCACAACTAACAATGACAATGCTTCCGAACGACCTGCGTCTGGAGAACTTGCGATTGCTTTTACTTGTGAACCATTTTTTAATTTAAGGGAAAGTTTATTATCTTCTACTGAACTATTACCACCATCTCTCAACCAAACAGGAAGTAAGTCGTGCATTACTCTTACCTTTTCTACCAGATTTTTAGCTACTGTTATTTTTGTTGCGATAACCAATGCATTAAAATCTTGGTTAAATAACATTTTCCAAAGAATAAATCCTGCAGATAAAGTTGATAAACCCAACTGACGGGATTTTAAGATAATATTTAATCTATTTTCTTTAAAGTCGGTTAAACACTCTTCCTGGAAAGGATAAAGGTGAAAGGGTATTTTACCTCTCACCGGATGCTGAATGACACAATACTTCTTCATAAAGTAAATTGGGTCTAACGCACATTTGCGATATTCTTCAGCTATTATCTCTTTTAATGATTTCTTAGGTTGCCCTTGAACTCCCATTATTTTTTGAATTTAATCTTCCAATATACACCACCACCGATATATGGTGCTAATGCTC